ACGGAGCATTAGCAGAGTTTGCAATAGGATCTGTCAGAGGAGGCGGTGTACAGAACGTAGGATCACCGTTTGTTAGTGGTGTAGCCATTACCTCTAGCGTTGGAGACGAGACTGTAACAACTAGTGTAGCAATATCTCCGTCAACTAATGTGGTAACATTTAGTTTAGGCACGGAAATTGCCACAGGCGGAGCAACAGTGTCACCAACAACAGCGGGAGCTATTACGGTAAGTGTAGGAGAAGAAGCGGCTTTTGGAGAGTCCTTACAAAATTTAATTACATTATCTACTGGATCTCCTGACTTTTTTATATGGAATGAGGTTGACGATTCACAAACAGTAGATTATTCTGACGTCGAACCGGGGAGCACAGATTAGGAGACATAAATGGCATCAACATTTTCAAGCACATTAAATTTAGAACTTCAGGCCAGTGGAGAAAACTCTGGAAACTGGGGAAATATTACAAATAATAATTTACAAAAACTAGAATCAGCAGCAAAGGGTTATGTTTCAGTAGCTGTCGCTAGCACAACCGATTCTTTAACAGCAACAGACGGTTCTACAACAGATGAACAAAGTAATGCTATTATTAAACTAACAGGCACTTTATCAGGTGCAACGACTATGAGCACTGAAGCTGTAGAGACATGGTATATTGTTGATGATGCAACAACTCATGGTGGTAATACTTTAACATTTAAACCTTCTGGTGGCACAGGAACAACATTGGTTCAAGGTGCTAAACACATTTTATACTCTGACGGATCTACTATGTTTGATGTCTTGAACGATGCAGGAAATATCAAGGCCAACGGAACACTGACCGTTTCAGGTAATACTTCAATTGACGGTGGTAGTTTTGTATTTAATGAATCTTCAGCTGATTTAGACTTTAGAATTGAAGGTAATGGAGATGCAAACTTATTTTTTACAGATGCTGGTAATGATCGTATTGGTATTAAAACAAACTCACCCTCAACAGAATTACACGTTGTTGGTGGTGTAAAAGCCACTGGCGCTATTGACTTTGATGGCGGTGGATTTACGTTTAATGACTCAGGTGCTTCTGTTGATTTTAGAGCAGAAACAAATACTTTGACTCATGCTTTTTTTATAGACGGATCTACTGACAGAATTGGTTTTGGAACAAGTTCTCCAGCAGACGCTTCTGTTGAAATTAATCAATCTAATTCTTCAGGTGCCATAGCTTGTTTATCTTTAGACCAAGATGATCAAGATCAAGAATTTATTAAATTTGACGGTACAAGTGCTTCAGATCAAACAAAAAGTATAACAACGGATACAAGTGTTGGAGATTTAACAGGACATATTCGTATTAATGTTAATGGAACAGATTTCTGGATACCATTTTATGCCACTAACTAAACTACAAATAGCTCCAGGTATTGACAAACAAAACACTGAATATGGTGCTGAAGGTAAATGGGTAGATTGCGATAACGTAAGATTTCGTTATGGTTTACCCGAAAAGATAGGTGGTTGGGAAAAAGTAACTAGTGATGCACTTGTAGGTGCAACTAGGGCTATTCTTACATATTCTGATTTAGGTGGTGTTAAATATATCATCTATGGAACCAACAAAAAATTATACGCTTATTCTGAAGACAATTATTCAGACATAACTCCTATTCGTGCTACTGCCACTGGAAATATTACTCAATTTGCAACAACTAGTGGATCTGCAACAGTTACTGTAACAGACGCAAGTCATGGTGCTTTGATTGGAGATTTTGTAACAATAGCTAGTGTTAGTGGTGCTGTAGGAGGATTGTCTCAAGCTAACTTACAAGGTGAATTTGAGATCTTGACAGTGCCTAGTTCTAACACATACACTATACAAGCCCCAGCTAACGCATCAAGTAGTGCTACAGGAGCTACAGCTAATGCAAGTTATCAAACAAACACAGGAGCTGCAGTGGCACTTTTTGGCTATGGTTGGGGCGCAGGTACATGGAATACAAGCACATGGAATACTACTCGTGAAGGTTTGACTGGTGGAGAAGGTGTGTTATTGGAATCTGCTAAATGGGCTCTTGATAACTGGGGTGAGGACGCATTGGCTTTACAGTTTAATGGCGGTCTATTTTATTGGGACACTTCATCAGGATTATCAAGCAATAGAGCTAGCACATCAGAAGTAAGCGGTGCCCCTACTAAATCTCGATATATGATTGTTTCTGGTGATGATAGACATGTTATTTGTCTAGGTACAGAAACAACTATCGGCACAACATCCACACAAGACAATATGTTTATTAGATGGTCTGATCAAGAATCAACAAGTGATTGGACACCAACAGCAACTAACACTGCTGGGTCTTTTAGATTAACTGACGGTAATCAAATCAATACAGCTGTGAGGTCAAGAGGTGCTGTTATGATCTGGACAGACACAGCTTTGTATCAAATGCAATTTATCGGTGCACCTTTAACATTTGGTTTTAAACAAATTGGTTCTAATTGTGGAGCTGTAGGTATTAATGCAGCAGTTGATGTATCTGGTAATTCATTTTGGATGAGTAACGATTCCTTCTTTTTATATGACGGTGCAGTTAAAAAAATACCTTGTAGCGTTCAAGATTATGTTTTTGACGACATAAATCAAAACGCAAAGCAAGATGTGTACTGTTCATCTAATTCTAATTATAATGAAGTTATTTGGTTTTATGCTTCAGCTAACTCCGATCAAATAGATAGAATGGTAGCGTATAACTATGCAGAAAATCTTTGGTACATAGGAAGTTTAGCTAGAAGTGCTTGGGCTGATTATGGTGTTTACGAAGTTCCTTATGCTGCAGAGTTTGAGTCTTTTGATACATCTGATACAATTACAACAATTAATGGATTAAAAGCTGGTAGAACTTTTGTATATCTTCACGAAACAGGGAGCAATGACGATGGTGCAGCCATGACAAATCACATTGAGTCTGCAGATATTGATATAGCAGACGGAGATAATTTTATGTCAATTTCTAGATTTATTCCTGATTTTAAAAATCAAATTGGTAATGTTGATGTTACTATGAAAACAAGACCCTATCCGACTGCAAGTCAAAAATCGCACGGACCTTTTGAAATAGCAACAAGTACAACTAAAAAAGATACTAGAATAAGAGGCAGACAAATAGCTGTTAGGATATCTAGTGGAGATATTGATGACAAATGGAGATATGGAACTCTGCGTCTAGATATGAAACCAGACGGAATGAGAGGAATCTAATGTCAAAAATAACAACTCCTCGTCTACCAGATGCTACAGAAGAATATAGTAGAGAACAAATATCCCAATTAATTCAAACTTTAGAGCAGGTTATATTTGTGTTAAATAATACTTATGTTCCTCAAACATTAAAAGAAGAACAGGAAAGGATTACATTTTTTTTAAGTTAAATGCCTAACGTATATACAAATTTAAAAGTAGATTTAACTACAACAAATGAAACAACAGTGTATACTGTACCAGCGGAAACAACGGCTATTGTTAAGTCAATACGTGTATCTAACGACGATGCAT